TGGCCTAGATCTGGGCTATCAGTTAAGAAGGGCATAGATGTACTAGCTGGAGTTGTAGACTCTGGCTACCGGGGAGAGATCATGGTTTGTTTATACAATACTTCTGATGAAGATGTAGAAATAAAACATGGGGATAGAATCGCGCAGATTATATTCCAAGAGGTTCCTAACATCTCTTTACTGTTAAGAGAAGAACTAGAAACCTCCCAACGAGGGAGTAATGGTTTTGGCAGCACAGGCACATAACAATCGAAAAAAGCGTCAACAACAAAAAGCAAGTAAACCTAACGTTCTGGAGGCTAAGACTGAAAACCAAAAAAACTATATTAGATCTATTATAGAAAACGATGTTGTATTTTGTACAGGTCCATCTGGTAGTGGCAAGTCTTTTATTGCTGCTGGCATTGCGTCACAGAAATTATTAAAAGACGAAATTGATACCATAATTGTCACGCGACCTTTAGTATGTACTGGTAGAGATTTAGGATCTTTGCCGGGAGAACTAAATGAAAAGATTAAACCATATCTTCAACCAATGGAAGAAAACTTGCGTTACTTCTTAGGTAGAGATAGATTTGGAATGTATTTTAATCAACGTAGAATTAGATTTGAACCATTGGAGACGATGAGAGGGTCTACCTTTCACGATTCCTATATGATACTTGACGAAGCACAAAACTGTACGTTAGAACAAATTAAAATGTTTGTCACACGTATGGGTAAACATTCTAAAGCATTAATTAATGGTGACAATAAACAAACGGATATATCTAGAAATAGTGGGCTAGACTTTTGTATAGAAAGATTATCTGATGTTTCTGGTGTGGGAATTTCAAAATTAGAGTATCATGATATACAGAGGAATGGTATTATTGGGGCAGTGCTTTATGCGCTAGAATCATAGAATACAAAGTCTCGTTATTAAATATGTCTCATAGCAAATGCTATAATAAGACCCACATAACGAGCAAACACAGAGGAATAGTAATGACGATTTCAGAGGAGCAAATCGCTAAAATAGTAAGACTATGTAGCGATAAAATACTTGAGCAAAGAAACCACGAAGCTACCGCCGGATATGGCGAAGACTATGCTGACGGTAGAATTGTGGGTCAGGCTGCACTATCTAGAAGAATACTACTAATTATAAGGGGTAATGATGTTATATGATTATGAATGCGAAGAGTGCGGACATGAGATGAAGGATGTCCAGCAATCTATCAAAGATGATGCTTTTACTAAATGTCCTGAATGCAAAAAGGACGCTTTGATACGTATAATATATGGGGGAACATACGCATCCATTAAAAAGGAACCCACAACAATTGGTCAATTGGCAGAAAGAAGATTTGAGGAAGGCGTTCCAACTATGCCAGACGGTAGACCTATACAAAAAATAGAGTGGAAAAAAACCGACATGGTTGAGAGAGCAGAAAAGAGATCGCACGAGAAAAAAGAAAGAAGAGATAAGAACGAAGCAAAGAGGCAAAAGCTTAATAAGATCAATAAAATGACCCCAGAGCAAAAAAGAAATTATATCAAAAACGGAGATTAATATGAAATACATTGACAACGCAGAGGAAGTAAAGAAAACAATTGCAAAAACAGAAGTCAGTATGTATGATACATCTGGCCTACCAACAAAAATTGCTAAAAGGTCAGTATGCAGAAGTCAAAAAATTACAAGATTAAATGGAGACGAACAGCTTTCTTTCTTTATTAACACTCTGAATGGTACTCTGTACGATCCACATGGCGTAGATAGCACCAAGAGAATATCTATGATGTTTAAAGAAAAATCAGTTGATACAAAAACGTTTGAGAATTATCTCAAATATTTACGGAGTCGTAACAATTTATACATGACAAGAGCGCAAAGGAGCTTTATCAATGCCTAAGACAAAAAAAGGACCATTCAGCAAAGCTGAAAATTTTTACATTGAACAAAATTACGATAAACTTTCTGTAAACGAAATTGCAGAAGATTTGAATAGATCTCAAGCTTTAATAGAAAAGAAAGTACAACAAGTAAAGGATAAGAGTCCAACCACTGTAGAAAATCAATTTATAAAACAAAGCGGTGCAACTATTATGACTGAGAATGCATCAACTATGGCTGACGCTGTTAGACAAAAAGGACCAACATTGCCTACATCATGTGTGACAAAAATCAAATGAGATATTTACATGGAATAGATGAATGGAGAAAGTTCAATAGGGAGTCTGGCGAAGAGGTAGTCAGGGAAACAGTTTTTATAGTAGTTCATACTAATAGAGACACAATCTATATACCTGACTACAAAGATTGGCTAACTATTGACACATATCTTAAAAGCATTAATTGTGAGATCCATGCGGTTGGCTTTCAGTGGAAGACCCACGCTGTTGAGTTTGATATTACTGATGCTGACGGAGTTTATATTGCTCAAACCCTAAGAGGAGAAATGGGTGGTAAAACAAAGAGATGTATGAGCGTGGGTATCATTTACGGCGACACTATGCAAAAGCAACTATGGACTGTTCCAGAATTGATTAAAGATATTGAATACGAAGATGTCCTAGATAATTGTTTAAAAGAAGCGTTGTATTTTCATGAGAAAAAAAGATAAGCCAACACTATTTAATAAAGAGTATCAAAAGGAATGGTCTAAAGAGTATAGGTATAAACACATCCATACTGGAGAGCATTGTACGTTTGAATCTTATGTTGCAGAGTATTTAGTGTTGAGGTGGACTGATTCCTTTAAGATGGATAAACCATCATATAAGTTTTGGACTGTTGGAGATAAATATCATGATGTATTCATGAGAAATATGAAAGCTGCCACACAGTTAAAGAAAAAGTTTGATGAAGCTATTATAATAGCAGCAATAAGATCAGATTACTTTGAAAACATATACCACATTGGCATCAAAGGTTATGGTCCCACAGGTTGGAAGTATAATCAAGTTGCAATCGAAGCTATAAAGTGCTATGATAAAGTACAAAAGAATTTTTTGAAAAAGCAGAAATTAACAGAAGAAGCAGAAGTTGCTAATCCAAAATCAGAATCAAAGAAACTACAAAAACGAAACAAACAATATTCAAATAAAAAAAGCTCTTTAAACAGACTGAGGAAACAATGAGTAAAGTAAAGAAGAAAAAGGTTAACAAATTTGATACTGATGTAGTAAGCAGCTCTGTTGTAAGTAAATACGGAGATGTCGTAAGAAGTGGAACTGAGGTTTTAGAAAGCATAAATAGTCTAGAAGTTATTGGCGTTTCGCCAGCTTTAGATATCGCCCTTGGCGGTGGATTGAGGGAGGGAAGTGTCGTAGTAATGACCGGAGATCCAAAATCTGGAAAGACTACAACCGCCCTTCATTTTGCCTCTAAATGTCAGGCTAAAGGAAAACGTGTCATCTATCTTAATACTGAGGGCAGGTTATCCAAGCAAAACTTTGAAGGGATTAAAGGTCTTAAGTCAGATGATATATTAATTGTCGAATCTACTGATGACAAAATACTATCGGCAGAAGACTTTTTAAACATTGTAGAATATTATGTTAATAATGATCCCGGCGCTCTAATAATTACAGACTCTTTGTCTAATATGGTTCCTCAAGTAGAGTTAGATGGAGAAGTTAGAACTGGTGTTCGTAATGCTTTACCAAGATTGTTATCTATGTTCTTTAAAAGAATTAGTGGAACACTGGCTAAAAACAAAACTATCTTAGTTTGTATTACTCATAATATTGCAAACACTGGTGGGTCTCCATATTCTCCAAATAAAATGGCAGATTGCGGAAACATGCTACAGTATCAAGCTGGAACAAACATGGTAATTACCCATAGGGGTAAGTGGCAAGTTCCAAAAGACACTGGGCCTCACATTGGTCAAATTGCAAACTGGTCCATAAAAACTTCTTGTGCTGGAGGTTTTCCTAACAGCACTGCTGAAAGTTGGATTCGTTATGGTATAGGAATTGACGAAACTCAAGAGGTTGTTCAAATAGCCTGCGAGTTTAGACTTATTAAAACTGCGGGAGCTTGGTATACAATACAATGTGCGATTGATGACACAGAAAACCCAGTAATTTCTAAGATCTTAAAAGACAACAATATATCAGACAAGGCAGAAGACATAGAAAGATTTTTTAAATTTCAGGGAGCTAACAATACTTTAGAATTTTTACGTGATAATCCAAACATGTCTTCGTTTGTATATGAAAAAATTAAGGAGTTATTTTAATGGCTCAAGTTGAGTTAAATAAAACAGAAGCTTGGAGAATATTAGACTCTTTAAGAGGCTACAAAGAAGATTATGAGCTTACTGAATATGCTTTAAAGACTATTAGAAAGATTGAAATCAAACTAAAGAAAATAGTAAACTCATGAATATATATAATATATTAGAAATAGCTTTTGGAGTACTAACTGCAAAGCTAGTTATAGGAGTAATAAATGAAGGTTATAGGTTTAAATGGCAGAGAGTACACTTGGAATTTAACAGGATATTCCGTAGCGGCAAACGACAAAAGGAAAAGATCAAAATACCACGTAAGAGCAAGGGAAGTGTTGAAACAAGTGTACCACTCGTACCGGATGTTGGAGGAAGTGAAACTACCGGGAAGTACGCAAAGCCATCGAAAAGGTGTGCTTTTCCTAGATTTTTTTATCCCCCAAATTAAATTAGCTGTAGAAGTGCATGGTCAGCAACACTACGAGTATACTCCATTCTTTCATAAAAATAAAGCAGACTTCGCTATTGCAAAAGCAAAGGATGAAGATAAAATAGAATGGTGCGAATTGAACAAAATTGATATAATAGTATTGAGGTATTCTGACACAGATGAGCAATGGAGAGAACAAATTGAAAACGGCGAGTGAGCAGTTGGCTGACTTGAAAGCTATGGTTGACGACTTTTTAAATGCTAGCAATGCTAGGTTCAATAAGAAGTTTAGGGAGGATTGGCATAGATGTGCTAATGCTGGCAAAGATACTATAAGCACTCTCACTAAAGACGAGCTATTCACTTGGGCTTATGAATTGTACAGTTTCTCTACACATCTACAAGATGAATTAAACATGCAGAAGATTGCACTCAACTGGTGCAATGATAAACTAGATAAAATGGTAGCTAAAAATCACGATCAATTCAGCACGTACACTAAGTTTGAACAGCGTAGGCCATTGATTATTGTAAACGATGAATACGCAGCGACAGTTGATCATTATCGTGAGATTGCAGAATCAAGAGTGCAAGCACTTGATGGTAAAATATATGAACTAAAACGTAAAGCAGATATTCTAATGGAAAAGGGGAAAAGATCATGAGTATGGACGACTTCGTACAAACACTCACAGAAGAACAAAAAGCTGCATTGATAAAAGCTTTAGGCGGTAACACAGAAGTTGAGTCAAGATGGCAACATGAAGAGCCAGTGTCAGAAGCTGTAGACGGACCACAAGAAGTAGAACAAACCCCACCTCCAGATATGAATCAGAGGTACGACGAATTCGTTATGAATAGGCAAAAAGAACTGGAGAAAGCTAGTAAGAGACCAGTTACAGCAAAAGAAAACGCATGGGTTGATACGGGAGAAGACCGCCATATTGAAACTCCTGAAACAGCCAGAACGCCTAGAAACAGACAGCCTCCTAAAATGAAAAGAGTTACCTGTAGTAAATGTTCTAGTATGGACATGGTAAATGAATCTATATTGTGTGGAGAGTTTTATAGGTGCAGTAGGTGCGTGGGCAAATAATGGATAAAAAACTTTTTGACATTGGAGCAGAAAGAGCAGTGCTTTCTGGCTTAATGCAATACGGTGTGGATGCCTACATCTCTGTTGCAGATTTATTGTGTCATAGTAGCTTTGGCAGTGAAAATAACCAGATCATTTTTAAATGCCTTGAGTATACTATACAGCAAGATCAAAAGCCAGACATAGCAACTATTATTTCTGCCTCTGAAAAATTAGGCTTTTCTGAACAAGTCGGCACTAAGCAAGAGCTAAATTATATTAAATCACTACTTGACTTTCCAGTGAGTCAAGAAAATGTTCTTAGTTTTGCTGTACAAGTTAAGAAGTTTGAGTTTGCTCGTAAAATACAAAAGATAACGAACAAGGTACATCACGATGTTTCTAAAATAAATGGCAATGAAAGCATTGACGAAATCGTCAACATACTAGAAGAACCAGTAACTGATTTCTTAAGAGAAGATGATGGCGGCGAAAACCCAGAAAAGATTGGAGAAGGGGCAGAAGATTATGTCCGATTCTTATCAGAAAATAAGTGTGATATCCTTGGTATACCGACAGGGTTCTCAAGATACGACGAAGCCATTGGTGGTGGTTTGCGAAGAAAGTGTGTTGACCTTGTTTCTGCAAGACCCAAAGTTGGTAAGTCAGTATTCGCTGATAATGTGGCCCTTAATGTATCTTCACTAGACATACCAGTTCTAGTCCTAGACACGGAAATGTCAAAAGAAGATCACCTACATAGGCTTATAGCCAACATGAGCGGTGTGCCTATCAATGAAATTGCAACAGGAAAATTTGTAGACGATCCTGTAAAAAATGACAAAATCCAAGAAGCTGTAGCCAAATTAGAATCAATACCTTATAGCTATATCAGTGTCGCTGGGAAACCATTTGAACAAATTATGAATCTAATTCGTCGCTGGGTAGTTCAAGAGGTTAAGACAGACGAATCAGGTAAAACTAATGAATGCTTAATTATCTACGACTACTTAAAACTCATGTCTTCTTCATCTATCACAAACAATATACAAGAATACCAAGCGTTAGGATTCCAGATTACATCATTGCATAATTTATGTGTTAAACTAGACATACCTTGTCTATCCTTCGTGCAATTAAATCGTGACGGCATCACTAAAGAAAGCACAGATGCTGTTAGTGGATCTGACAGGCTTGTGTGGCTTTGTACTTCTTTTAGCATATTCAAGTCTAAGTCTCCTGAAGAAATAGCAGAAGATGGACCAAATGCTGGAAATAGAAAATTAGTACCTATTGTTTCTAGACATGGAGCTGGAATTGATGATGGAGACTATATTAACATGCAGATGGTTGGATCTCATGCTAAATTATTAGAGCTACAAACAAGAAATGAGTTAAAGAATGCACCCGTAGGAGATACGGGGCTAGTGAGTACGTCAGCATTAAAAAATATTAAGATAGAAAATGAATCTGAAGAAAATCAAGAAAACACTGAATGACGATATAAAGACAGTTTTTAAAAAGTTAGACATTGAATATGAAGTATTCAACGATAACATTTATTCTACCTGTCCAGTACATGAGGGTAGCGATAACCCAAGGGCTTTGTCTTACTCGATGTCTAAGGGTATCTGGCGATGCTGGACTAGAAATTGTGAGCAACATCATAACAACGACGTATTTGGATTAATACAAGGAGTTCTGTCTAATAAAGAGGGAAAAGACTTAGAATTCAAAGATGCTCTAAGATGGGTATACCAAGAGTTTGGATTGGGAACTAGCATACAAGAAATAGAAGAGCAAGTAGATGATTTTTCACAAATGGTTAATATGCTATCATGCAAAAAAAAGATTTACCAAGACAAGTCTATAGATATACCATGTAAAATAAGTAAAGCATCTGATTATTTTTATCATAGAGGTTTTAAAAAAACTACATTAAAACATTTTGATGTAGGAGATTGTCACGAAAAAGGTATAATGAATGAAAGAGCAGTAGTACCCATACATAATGACGATGGAAGTTTAGTAGTGGGCATGATTGGAAGATCTATTAAAGAATATAGAATTCCAAAGTTCTTAATATATCC